AATGGCTGAGTGGATTTTCCTACTATGATACCGAACTATGCAACCTTTTGGAATTCCGGCCCTGCGAAGCTTGGCGCTAAAATCTTTTTGTGTTACGCTGTTGGTGTGGGATTGGTTTTCCCCGGTGTGCATAACCCCTCACCCATCTAGCACACCACTTGTACCCCGTAGCCTAATCAGCTACGGGGTTTCAATCCTAACGGATTTGGGGTAAGATGATTTGAACTTGGGAGATTTTAAAACATGTTGGATACAACTAGTATATGTGGGTCATGTTATAAATTTTATCAGATGTATTCGCTGTACGCGGGGGATCAATCGCTATGCCCATCATGCAAATCTAGTATTGCTCGCGATCACAACGCCGCCGCAATTCGCCTAGATCAGGTTTCAGCTGAGAGGGCAAAGGACAGTTGGGAAAAACGGGGATGTTGTGAAAATGATTAAAATAATTGGAACAATAGGTTAATAACTCAAAACGATAGTATGGCAGCACCAAAAAACCCAAAAGGAAAAAAGTCTGAAAAACCGCTAGTTGATGCACTGCGAATAGTGCTTAACGAACCAGCGGATAAGGATAACCCCAAAGGCGCACGCAAAGTCCGTCGCGTTGCTGAACAACTCGTTGATCAAGCAATGAAAGGCGACGTCAAAGCTATTCGCGAGGTTTGGGACCGCATGGAAGGGAAGGCGGTGCAAGCTGTTAACCTTGGCGGACAGGATGGAAACCCTGTTGGAACGGATAACAAATGGACGGTTGAATTCATAAATGCCACACCTGAAAGTAAACCGAAAACTTGAAAAATTTATAACCACCCCGAAACCAATTAAGATCGCTATAGGTGGTCGTGGTTCGGGGAAATCCATTGGTATAGGCGACATACTAACCTTCGAAATGGATACGCTAGGGATAGACGTTTATTGCCTACGCGAGTATCAGGATAGCATTAACGACAGTGTGCATAGGGTCTTTACAGATAGCATTAACGAGCGGTTAAAGTTAGATGGTTGGCAAATTCAAGAAAACAAAGTTGTTAGCCCACGTGGCAACAAAACCACGTATCGCGGCGCGTCCCGCAACCCGGATAGTATCCAGTCAGCGCAAGGCTATTTGCGTTCTTGGTTTGAGGAAGCACACCGCGCGTCCAAAGCATCGCTTGACAAACTTATACCCACCATCATAAGAAATCCCGGTGCTGAGTGCTGGTTTTCTGCCAATCCGCAGTCATCGGCCGACCCTTTTAGCCAAAAGTTTATTGTTCCGTATCTAAATGATTTAGAAAAATATGGTTATTATGAGGATCATATGCACTTGATTGTCGTTGTCAATTGGCGCGACAATCCGTGGTGGAACAAAGAGCAAGAAGCGTTGCGGCTTTGGGATTACGAGAACAGACCGCGCGCGGAATATGACTGGATTTGGGAAGGAAAGTTTAATGATAGTGTGGATAATGCTATTATTTTACCTGAGTGGTTTGACGCTGCTGTTGATGCTCATAGGACCGAGAGTTTACGCGGCGCATTTAGGCCGCACGGAGCGCGAGTGGCAAGTTATGACCCTGCTGATGGCGGCAATGACGCTGCTGGGTTCGCTATTCGCCACGGTTCAATCATTGAATGCGTAGCGTCACAATCGAACACTGAGATAGACAAGAATTGCGATTGGGCCTTGGATAAAGCTATTCAAGGGCGTTGTGATTGGTTCGTTTGGGATGGTGACGGGATGGGGACCGGGCTGAAAGGTCAGATCGACAAAGCGTTACGCGGTAAGCAAATGGACTACCACATGTTCAGGGGTAGCCTGTCTGGTATTGGTCAGGATAATGCTAAATCAATCTACAATAAGCAGGAAGGCGAGAATGTCGAAAGCATTACGACATACGCCGACACGTTCAAAAACAACCGTTCGCAATACTATTGGGGCCTCGCACAAAAGTTCCATAACACTTACCGTGCAGTTACGAACGGCGAATACATTGACCCGGCTGATATGATTGCGTTAAACTCCGATGGAATTGAAGACATGCAAGCCCTACGCTCACAGCTTTGTCGCATACCGCAGAAAGTTAACGGCCAAGGGCTTATCCAGATTATGAGTAAACAGGACATGGCGAAGCAGGATATTAAATCTCCGAATGAAGGCGATGCGGTCATGATGACCGGCTATCAGCCTAAGCTACGTCGCGTTGTCCAACAGGTTGCCGCGAGGGGTTGGAATGGTTGATATCGTAGAATTACAACCGGGCAAGCGTCCGGTTGACGCCTCGTCAGAAATCCATGAGGCTATCAAAGATTTGATTTATCAGCATTCAAACCAAGGTTTACCCGTGTCCACTGTGATAGGGGTTTTGGAAATTGTGAAATCTGAGATTATGGCGGAACAGGTTAAACATGGTTGATTTTAGTGATTTGGTTGAAACCGTTCGCACGTTGGACGTAGCGCAAAGCTATGACGAAGACGTGCGGTCCCGTGCGCGTGAAGATATTAACTTCATTGAAAAACCTGACGGAATGTGGGAAGACAGCGTACGGGACTATTACGAGAACAAGCCCCGCTTCCAGATTGACAAGGTGACGCCTATCGTTAACCAAATCGGTGCTAGGATCATGGAATATGATTTTGGTATCAAGGTTGAACCGATGGGCGAAGGTGCCGATGAGGATAGCGCCGCGCTAGTTGCTGGTATTGTTCGCGACACGGAAGCGCGATCAAATGCGCCGCATATTTATGGTTATTCAACTGAGGAAATGGTTAAGTCCGGTTTCTCTGCTTGGCGCGTAACTGCTGATTATGCAGATGAAACTAGCTTTGATCAAGAACTAAGGTTGGAGCAAATCTACGGCGCAATTGACCGTGTTTGGTTCGACCCTGCGGCGGTTAAACAAGACAAATCCGATGCGCGCTATGCGTTCGTTGTCAACTCAATGGCTAGAGACGTGTTCGAAAAGGAATTCCCTAATCGAACACCGTCAGACGTAGACCAGAACCTGCAATACCAACGAACCTACAGCCTATATGACGGTAATCTGGTTTATGTTGGTCAGGTTTATTACGTCAAAGAAAAGACCACCACCCTTGCGCTAATGGAAGGCCCCGAAGGGTCACAAATCATTAAAGAGTTGGGGCGTGGTGACACTAAGCTTTACAAGGATGCGGGTTACACGTTCATAAACAGGCGACCAATTAAACGGAAGACCTGTTATTCTCGTTTGTTTGGCCCCGATGCGTGGTTATCAGACGAAGAGGAAACAATTTTCAGCACAGTGCCAGTGGTCCCTATCTATTCGCACTATTCCATTGTGACAAATCAACAGCTTTATCGTGGCGCTGTGGGTAAACTTAAAGACCCTAACCGCGTGTTGAATTACACCACGTCAACCGCAGTTAGTCAGGCCGCTATGGCTCCCACGCCTAAGCCTTGGTTGACCCCAACACAGGCCGAGGGTTACGAAAACACTTTAGCGACAATAAACACCAACGCACAGGCATATCAGCTCTATAACCCTGATCCGAAAGCCCCGGGCGTCCCCCAAATTCAAAACCCATCAACAGTTAATCCAAATCTACTACAAATCACGGACGCAATGGGTAACGCTATCACAGAAGCAAGCGGGCAATTCGCGGCGTCAATGGGTGATAGCGCAAGCGCAAAGCATTCTGGTTACGCTATCGACAAACTACAACAAGCTGGTGATCTTGGTACGGCGCGGTTCCTCAAGTCTGTTGAAATTGGGCTATGTCGCACGTTCCAACTGTGCGTTGAGGCTATTCCTAAAATCATAGACACAGATCGTGAAGTCAGAGTACAGGGCGAGGATGGTACGGTCGAGGTTACCCGCGTAAACGAACAGGTTGACGGCGGTATCAGGAACGATCTAACAAAAGGTCGTTTCGATGTCACCTGCGAAATTGGACCAAGCTATAAAAACCGTCAGCAAGAGGCTAACGCGGGTATTCTCGAAATGGCTAAGGTTGACCCAACAGTCATGGTGCTTGGTCAAGACGTCTTCTTGTCTAATAGCAATACTCCGGGATCGGATGAGTTGGCAGAACGTGCACGTGTTCGGATGATCCAACAAGGTATTATTCCCTCAACACAATACACAGAAGAAGAGAAGCAACAGTTACAAGAAGCGCAGGCTATAGCCGCGCAACAACCACAACAGCCCGACGCTATGATGGTCGCAGCGCAAGCCGAAGAAACCAAAGCGCAGGCCGCAGCACTCGAAGCGCAGAACGAACAGGCGCAAATCAGGCTAACCGCAGAGGGTAAGAGCGCTGACATACAGATAAATGCAGCTAAATTAGAGTATCAAGCGCAGAAAGATAACCGGGAATTTGCGGCCAAAGTCGCCAAGGATAACCGAGACGCTGAATTCAAAGAGGCTGAATTGTTGTTGAAACAGGAAGAATTGAATATTAAACGTGATGAGTTGGCGTTGAAAGGTGAAGTCGCTGTTGTGAAAGCGGTGGGCGACTTGTCCGACATGAACACGCCGCCCGAAACG